TCAGTATATTATATAGCAGGGTTAATTAGATAAAGATCTCTGAACAACTCCTCCTACAACATCACCCAGTAAATCTACTCCAGTTAACTTATCCACAGCAATATTAGCAAATTTACCAGCATAATATGCAAATGATGGATCACCAGCATCACTATTGGCTGGTTTCGCACTATACCTTGTATATGAAAATGAAACGCTACATTTTAACAAGTCTGAGGCATCATATGATACGGGCATTGCTGAAATGGCTTTCGGAAAAGCATCTATAAATTTATATGTTAAAGGTCTTGTTCTACCTCTAACTGGATCTCGTGAGTTCAAGTTCTTCTCAAACTTTGTTATCTCTAAACCACCTTTATACTTAGCAGGAAACTTCATTCTATAATGAAATTCACCACTGTGTCTATCATTTGTATCATTTGTCATATATGACATCCAAGCCTCAAAAAATCTAATCGGTATATATTCTTTTGCATCACAATAAAATGTTAATGATATCTCTTCATCAAAAACTCTACGATGAGCATATTTTTCTGATATGCCTGGAAAATCGTTATCTAAGTTTGCAGTTGCCATTGATGAGCCTGGCAGTGTTGCCTCTGAACAGAATAATTGTAGTTTTTCTCTTCTTGTTTTATCAAGGTATTGAAAATTAAAGAAATTTCCAAGACCATGTTGACGGAGATAATTTCCAAAAGACTCTCCTCTCTCATTTAATTGTTTTGGATCTTGAATTGATACTTGATAAAAGGAAGTGGTCGCTGGCTCTAGCAAGTCACTTACAATTTTATCTACCGTTAATCTCTGTGGTGGGATGGAAGCCATTTATAAATACATTTGACCTTATATATTATGTATGCAAGATAAT